GACCCGCAGCTCGACCCGGCCGACTGGGTGGTCCAGCCGCCCGACTGGGCCGAGCACATCGCCGAGTACAACATCGAGGCGATGACGATCCCCGCCCGGTTCCCGCCGCCGCCGGGCAAGGAGCTGCGCGCCGTGGTCGGGCTCCGGGTGCAGGAGTCACGCGGCCGGCTGTTCGGGCTCTACAGCTCGGGCGGCTACCTGACCAAGCCGAACCCGTGGGGCGTGCGGAACATCAGGCCGGTCTATGACTGGCTCGACTCCGACGTGTGGCTGGCGATCGACAAAAACGGGTGGGAGTACAACGACGCCTACGACGTGCTGCACCGGCTCGGCGTGCCGCGCTCGCAGCTGCGGATCTCGCCGCCGACGATGAACGCCGGATCGGCTGACGTGCTGCGGCTGCTCGCGGCGGCGTGGCCCGACTGGTGGAACCGGGTCACCCGGCGCCTGCCGTCGGTGCGGACGTTCGCGCAGTACGGGCGCCGCGCGGTCACCCCGATGAAGGCGCGCGGCGAGTCGTGGGAGTCCTGTTTCAAGCGCACGTGCATCGACCAGGCGCCGCAGTGGATCGCCGAGCGCGCGACTCTGCAGATGGGCCGGTCGCTGTCCGGGCACCGCGCCCATTCCTCGACGCCGTACCCCGAGGTCGGCATGTGCCAGATCTGCGGCTCGGGGCTCGGCTCGTGGCGCGAGCTGGCGCGCGCGCTGTACCTCGGCGACCCGTTCTCCGTGAAATGCCGGTCGCTGCCCTACGTCCAGCCGTCCCAGTTCCGCGAGGGTGAGCCGCGCTGGGGCGGCATACCAGGTTAGGAGGATCGCCGATGCCCGCACGACGCCGCAAGGGCCAGGCCGTGATCGAGAAGCTGAACGCGCGGCTCGACCGGCTCCAGATCGAGTACGTATCCGCGGTGGAGCTGACGCCGAACGACTACAACCCGAACCGGCAGAACGAGCACGAGTTCACCATGCTCAAGTCGTCCATCTTGGAGGACGGCTTCACCGACCCGGTCAAGGTAGTCGAGCGCGGCGACCAGCTCGTCATCGTGGACGGCGAGCACAGGTGGCGCGCGGTCCGCTCGCTGCACGAGGAGGGCGCGCTGCCCGATGACGTGCTGGCGATCGTGCGGCTCCCGATGGGCGAGGCTCAGGCCAAGATCGCCACGCTGCGGCACAACCGCGCTCGCGGCTCCGAGGACATCCAGCTCGCCACCGATGTCCTCCGCGACCTTGAGCAGCTCGGCGCGCTGGAATGGGCGGCCGACTCGCTCGACATGGGCGACGACGAGCTCCAGCGGCTCCTCGCCGACATCCCGGCCGCCGAAGGGCTCGCGGGCGACGAGTTCACCGAGGCATGGGCGCCCGGCTCGCCGAAGGAGACCACGGGCGACGGCGGGCCGGTCCAGGTGTCGGGCACCGCCGCCGGGGTCAACGCCGACCGTGAGCGCGAGCGGCGCATCCAGGCGGCGACGACCGAGGAGGAGCGGCAGACCGCGCGCAACGACCGCAACGTGTTCCGCCTCCACCTGACGTTCGGCGGCGACGAGGCCGACGAGGTCAAGGCGGCGCTCGGCGACCGGCCGGCCGAGACGATACTCGGCTGGTGCCGCGAGCACGCCGGCGCGGCGGCGGGCGGGTGATCGCGTGGTGGTGGGCGGTGGTGGCCGGCGTCGCGGGCGGCGCGTGCGGCGCCGGGATCGGGTGGACGGCGGCGCTGTGGTTCGTCGGGCGCGGGCTGCGAGGCTGAGCGGTGCCGCTCGTGCGGGGCTGCCGCAACCGGCACTGTCCCGAGCTGGCCGGTCCCGACGGCTGGTGCAACACTCACCGGCTCGGGCCGTTCCACAGCTCGCCGCCGATGCCGCCCGACTGGCCGCAGATCCGCGCGCGGCAGCTCGCGGCGTTCCCGTTCTGCGCGAGCTGCGGCGCTCGGGCGACGGACGTTCACCACATCCGGGGACGCGGCGGCGGGCACGGTCCCGACAACCTGCGGTCGCTGTGCGGACCGTGCCACCACCGTCTGACGGGCCGCGAGTCGGGCCCGCTCGGAGCACCGTGAAGCGTGACGCGATTCGCGTCACGGAAATCGGCAAAACCTGGCTCGCCCAACGAGGGGCTTCGGGATGCTTGACCACTGCGGCGACTCGCAAGGGGGTACCCCACCCCCGACGGTGGAGCCGATCCGGTCGCGCGCTGCGATTCGCGGCGCTGAGAGCCAAGCTGAGCCGTTGCGACCCGCGCCCTACCCGCTATGCCATGCCGTGCCCGGCTCGCCAGGCAGCGGCCCGATGCTGGCGGATTGCGCCACGGTTCTGCGTGATCGCCACGCTGACAGGTGATGGGTGATGGGGCAGCGCGGCCCGGCGCCTACGCCGACCAGGTTGCGGGTGCTGCACGGCGGCCACCCTGGCAGGGTGAACAGGAACGAGCCGCAGCCCGCGCCGCTGCCCGTGGTCATGCCGTCGTACCTGAGCGATGAGGCGCAGCGGAAGTGGGCCGAGCTGGTGCCGCACCTTGAGGCGATGGGTGTCGTGTCGGCGGTGGACGTTGACTTGCTCGCCGCGTATTGCGAGTGCTTCGCGCGGTGGCGTCGGCTGGCCGGGCTGGCGGCGAAGTCGCCGCCGGTATTCAAGCGCGGCGGTGACGGCGAGGAAACGGTGTTCGTGAAGAACCCGCTGTGGTCGCAGATCCGTGATGCGGAGGCGGCGCTGCGGGTGATGGCGCGCGAGTTCGGGTTCACGCCGAGCGCGCGGTCGGGGCTGCGTGTTCAGGGGTCGGTCGCGGCGGCGGCTGAACGGCTGCTCACCGATGGCTAGCCAGGGCGGCGTGACGATGGCCGAGGCGCTGGCGGCCGGGCCTGACGGCGCGGTCACGCCGATCCCCGAGATGGCGTGGCTGGCGTCGGCGGTGCTGGACGATCACGGCGTGCGCGGCGAGCGCGGCGACCCGAGCGGCGACCCGCCGCTGGCGGCCGGTGATGGCGGCTAGCGCGGTGCCCGTGTGCGGGTACACGCTCGACGGCGTGACGTGCCGCAAGCGCGGATCGCACCGATGCGCGGGCCGCGTCCGTCACGTGGTGGCGTTCTTCTCCGAGCTGCTGACCCACACGAAGGGCATGTACGCGCGGCAGCCGTTCGTGCCGAGCAAGTGGCAGCGGAACGCGGTGCTCGCGCCGCTGTTCGGCGAGGTCGTGTGGGATGACGAGCTGGGCCGCTACGTCAGGCGGTACCGGATTCTCTACCTGTACGTCGCGCGGAAGAACGGCAAAAGCGAACTCGTCGCCGGGATCGTGCTGTACCTGCTCGTCGCCGACGGCGAGGCGGCGGCCGAGATCTACGGGCTCGCGCGGGACAGCGGCCAGGCCATGCTCGTGTTCCGCGCGGCGAAGCGGATGACCGCGCAGTCGCCGATCTTGCGGGCGCGGCTCACGGTGCTCGTGTCGGCTGACCGGATCAGTGACGACCGCACCGGCTCGTTCTACCAGGTCGCGGCGGGCGACGCCGAGGGCAATCTGGGTGAGGAGCCGTCGGGTGCCTACATAGACGAGCTGCTGACCCAACGCGGGCGCGACCTGTTCGACGCCATGAAAACGTCGATGGGCACGCGGGCTCAGCCGTTGCTCATGCTGACCACGACCGCCGAGTCCGACCCGGCCGGGTTCGCGGCGACCGAGCGGGAATGGTCCGAGCGGGTCGCGGCCGACCCGTCGCTGGAACCTGAGCGGCTCGCGGTGATCTACCGCGCCGAGGAAGACGACGACTGGACGAAGCCCGCGACGTGGCGGAAGGCCAATCCGGCGCTGGGCGACTTCCTGCAAACGAAGGTGCTGGCCGCCGAGTGCCGCACCGCGCAGCGGAACCCGGTCGCGCAGCGGTCGTTCCGGCAGTACCGGCTCAACCTGCCCGTGTCCAAGGTCGGCCACGCGATCGAGCTGGCGGTGTGGGACGAGTCCGCGGGCGACTTCACGACCGCCGAGCTGGCGGGCGAGCTGGCCGGCCGCGACTGCTACGCCGGGCTCGACATGGCCACCACGCAGGACCTCGCCGCCTACGCGCTGGTGTTCGCCGACGGGACCGGCGGCTATGACGTGATCTGGCGGCACTTCTGCCCGGCGTCGCGGCTGGCTGACCTTGACACCCGCACGGGCGGGAAGGCGGCGCTGTGGGTCGCGCGCGGCGAGCTGGTGCTGACCGACAGCCAGGTCACCGACTATGAGGCGATCCGCGCGAGCCTCAACGCCGACCGGCTGGTGTACCGAATCCTCGAGGTGGCGTTCGACCCGTGGAACGCGGTGCAGCTCGCGGTGGAGCTGGGCGACGACGGGTGGGTCATGATCCCGTTCGCGCAATCGGCTAGGAACATGAGCGCCTCGTCGGGTGAGCTGCTGCGGCTGATCGCGGCGGGCGGCCTGCACCACGGCGGCGCCGGGATCATGCGGTGGCAGGCGGGCAACGCGGTCACCCGCACCGACGGGGCGGGCAACGTGAAGTTCGACAAGCAGAAGTCAGCGGAGAAGATCGACGGCCTGGTCGCTGCGGTGATGGGCCTAGACCGGGCGCTGCGGCGCTCGGAGCGGTCGCAGGAGTACGCGGCGGCCGGGTTCTAGCGTGCGCGCAATGCGCGCGTAATTGGAGGAGGGACCGATGCACACGATCACCGAGCTAAACCAGCTCAGAGAGGCGGCGCTGGCCAAGCTGACATTCCAGGCCGGCCGCGCGCAGATCTTCCAGTCGTACTACGACAACGAGGCCGGCATCATCGCGCTGCTCGACACCGAGGAGCGGCGCACGTTCAAGACCTTCCTCGCCGAAGCGTCGGCCAACTGGTGCGAGCTCGTGGTCAACGCGGTCGCCGAGCGGTTGCAGGTGACCGGCTTCAACTTCGGCGCCGACGACGACAGCGAGCTTGCCTGGTCGATCTGGCAGGCCAACCAGCTCGACGCCTACGCGGCGCTGGTGCAGATCGACGCGCTGGTGATGTCCAGCTCGTTCGTGCTGGTGCAGCCCGACGACGACAACCCGGCCGGCGTGTGCATCTCCGTGGAGTCGCCGATGCAGGCGACCGTGCTCTATGAGCCGGGCAACCCGCGCAAGCGGATCGCGGGGTACAAGCGGTACGGGCTCGACTACCAGTACCCGCAGGCGGTCGCGCTCGCGGCGCAGCAGCCGAGCAACGTCGAAGTGCTGTTCACCGAAGACGAGATCGTGACGTGGAATCCGGGTGTCAGCCGCGACACGCCGCAGATCGACCCGAACCCGGCTGGCGTGGTCGGGCTGATCGAGGTCATCCCGCAGCCCCGGTCGCTGCTGCCGCCGCGCTCGGAGCTGCACTCGGCGATGAGCATTCAGGACCGGATCAACACCACGATCTTCAACAAGCTCGTCGCCACCGACTACGGGGCGTTTAGGCAGATCTGGGCGACGGGCATCCGGGTCGCCGCGTCGGTGCTGCGGCAGCCCAACCCCGACGGCAGCACGACGCCGGTCCCGGTCACGCGCCCGTTCGATGTCGGCGCGAACCGGCTGCTGACCAACGAGAACCCGGACGGCAAGTTCGGCTCGTTCCCCGAATCGACGCTGGCGGGCTACCTGTCGTCCATCGAGCAGGACATGCTCCAGCTCGGGGCGATCACGCAGACACCCGCCCACTACTTCCAGCTGACCCGCATGGTCAACCTGGCCGCCGACGCGATCCGCGCCGCCGAGGCCGGGCTGATCGCCAAGTGCAAGCTGCGGCAGCTCTACATCGGCGAGGCGTACGAGGAAGCGATGCGGGTCGCGCTCGGGCTCGTCGGCAGCCCGGCCGCGACCTACACGAACGCCGAAGTGATCTGGGCCGACCCGGCAACCGCGTCCGAGGCCACCCGCGCCGACGCGCTCACGAAGATGGCCGCGCTCGGCGTGCCGCGTGAAGTGATCTGGGCGAAGTGGGGCGCGTCGCCGCAGGAGATCGAGCAGTGGAAGGCCGCCGCCGACGCCGCGCCGCCAGCTCCCGCGCCAGCCGCGCCGCCGCCGACGCCGGCGCCTGAGCCTCAGCCCGTGCCCGACAGCGAGCCGGGCGATACCGGAGGGAATGACCAGTGACCACACCGCAGAACGCACCGCCCGCGCCGCCGTCGCCAGATGGCGGGCAGGCGCCGCCGGCGCCGCCGACACCGCCCGAGCCGAAGGCGCCGACCGCCGAGGACCTCGCCAGGCTCACCGCGAGCCTGGAAGCCGAACGGCAGGCGCGGCGCAACGCCGACGCCGAGCTGACCGCGCTCAAGCAAGCCACGATGAGCGAAACCGAGAAGGCCGTCGCCGCCGCGCGCGCCGAGGGCAAGGCCGAAGCCGAGCAGGCCGCCGCGATGGCGCTCGCGGGCGCCGAGTTCCGGGTGGCCGCCGCCGGGCGGCTCGCCGACCCCGAGGCCGCTATCGCCGCGCTGGACCTGTCCAAGCTGCTCAAGAACGGGCAGCCCGACAAGGCCGCGATCGGGAAGCTGGTCGAGCAGCTCGCCGCCGTGCCGCCGCCGGCGCCGCCGCCCGGCCACATCCCGGCCGGCGTGCGGCCAGGACCGACGCCCGTCCCTGACACCGACTGGCTCAGGACAGCGGCGGTCGGGGCTCGCGGTGGTGGACGCCGACGCCCCTGACTGCGCATACTGGCGGGGATGCCGCCGAGCGTGACGCCGGCGGCAGCCGGTAGCCGAATCCGGGTGCTTTGCGAGGCGTGATGCGGAGGCCGGGACCAGCGCGCGGCGTGATGCGGCGCTAGTCCGGTGGCGCGGAAAGCGGCGTGACATATCCAGGTCACGCTGAAAGGCGCCTCGCTCATGACCAGCCCGCAGCCCTACGCGCCGCCGCTTGATTTCAGCGGCGTCATTCCACCCGAGTTCAGTACGCAGATCATCCAAGAGGCAATCCTGTCGTCGGCGGTGCTCCAGGTCGCCGAGCTGATGCCTATGGGCACGTCGATTACCGAGCTGCCCATCCCCAAGACGCTGCCCACGGCGGCGTTCGTGACGGCGGGCGGCAGGAAGCCGTGGACCGACATCGCGCTCCAGGAGCAGAGCCTCCACGCCGAGGAAGTCGCGGCGGTCACCGCCATTCCCGACCAGTACCTAGAAGACTCCTCGATCAACCTGTGGGACTGGGTACGGCCGAGGATCGCCGAGGCGATCGGGCTCGCGCTGGACGCCGCCGTGCTGTGGGGCGTCGGCGCACCCGCGACCTACCCGGTCGGCGGGCTGAACGCCGTCGCGGCGCCGATCGCGGCGGGCGTTGACCCGGTCGACACGGTGAACCTGGCAATGGAAGCCGTCGAAGGCCAGGGGCTACCCGTCACCGGCCATGCCGCCGACCTCGTGGTGCGCGGCGCGCTCCGCGGCGTGCGCGCGGCCGGCTCGGGCGAGCTGCTGCTCGGCACGCAGCAGGCGGGCGACCTGGTCGTCCCGACGCTGTACGGCGTCCCGATCTCCTACGCCTCGTTCACGCAGACCGGCGGCACGAACGCCGACTTCTTCACCGGCGACTTCCGCTGCCTGGTGATCGGCGTCAGGCAGGACATCCGGTTCCTGATCGACCCAAGCGCTGTCATAGCGGACAGTACGGGCAAAGTTCTCATTTCGGGCTTTCAGGACAACCAGACTCCGCTCAAGGTGTGGGCTAGATTCGGCTGCGCGATCATCAAGCCGGTCACCCCGCGCGTCCCGGCGGGCGCCAACCCGTTCGCCAAGGCCGCGCTCAAGACCAAGGTCACCCCGACCGAGACCGGCGAGCCCGAGAAGTCGGGCGCGCGCAAGACATGACGACCCCGGCGCCGCCGCTGTGGGTGGCGTGGGCACCGCCGATCGACCCCCCGACGGCCGGCGGGCTCCCCGCCGCCGTGGCGCAGGACATCGCGTCCGCGCTGTGGGTCACCGACCCGCATCTGTGCGCGGCGCTGATGTGGGAGACCTACGCGGCGATGCTCCCGCCAACCCCGGCGGTGGCGTCGGTCTCGACCGGCGTCCAGTCGGTCAGCTACAGCCCGGCCTCGCCGACCGGCGACTACGGGCTGGCGATCCAGCGCGCCGACTGGCACCGCAGCTACTCAAGCCTCACGTCGGTTCCGCTGTTCGTCGCGGCGCCGCCGCTCGTGTCGGCGGAATGGACCGAGCTGGGCAACGTGTGGTTCGGCGAGGTACCCGGCGGCGTGCCCGAGCTGCCGCCCGCCGGAAGCCCGGTCGCCGCGTTCACCTGGACGCCGTCGGCTCCCGGCCCGAACACCGCCGTTACGTTCGACGGCTCAGGTTCGACGCAGGTCGGCTCGCCGATCGCCACCTACGACTGGGTGTTCGGCATCTACGCAGCGATGCCCGACGGCGGGCCGTCGGTGACCTGGCAGACGCCCGGCATCCACGACGCGATCGGGGTCACCCTCACCGTGACCGACGAGAACGGGCTGACCGGGTTCGCCGAGCAGGTGATCGTCACATGAGCGTGCTGCTGG